CTGCTGGTTTTGGGTTTGGCTAAGCGTATTGGTATTGGTATTGGTATTGACGTTGCTAGGGTTGAACGTATTTGTATTGACATTGCTAATGGTCGGGCTGACATCAATGTCGGTGTCGACCGTGTTCGTCGGATTGAACGTCGGATTGAATGTAGGATTGAAGGTATTGGTAGGCGTGAAGACATTCGAGATGTTGATGTCTTGGTTTTGGGCCTCTAGTTTCTTGAGGTAGTCATCGTAGGCGCCCGACCAGTCCATGCCAAGCAGGCCACCCATGAGCGCCGCATCTAGGTTGCCGCTGCCGCTATAGTCGGGCATCTCTTGCTGGTAGACGATTTTGTTGGGGTCAGGGCCGGGCGCATTGCCAGCACCGGAAGGTGAGTAGAAGCTGCCACCGGGGGAGGCGCCTTGGAAGCTCCGGGTAAAGCGCAGATCAGTCAGGCCAGGATTGTATTGTGGGCGGTTCTGGCTACCCGGATAGAGTTGAGCAAGCTGGGCCGCAGACCCCACGAAGTTGCCCAGATCAGCAGGCAAATCCTCCAGCCCACCCATCGTATAATAGGTGTCCTTGTCGGGATTTTCGGGCGGCTTGTTGAAAAAGGTGTCTGACATTTATGGGCCTCTCGACGACATTATACCATAGATTTCATTAGAAATAAACCCTACCGGACGTTGACAAAGTTGCTGGCCTGTAAGGCTTGCAGCAGCTTGCCTACTACGTTGGTTAGGACGGTGACGGAGGGGCTGTTCATGTCAAGGGTCGTGGGCGCGCTGACGGTGCCCTGAATTATGAACTCGGGGCGGGTGCGGCGGCCCTGGTCAAAAAGGTCGCTCTGCTCTAGGACACGGGTCAAGACGTTCCAAGCGTCCTTGGAAGATTCGTCCCAGTCAGAAGGGGGCGCCGGGAAGAAGCGTGAAGATATGCGCCGGGTCATCGTAGGCCGTCTGGTTCAATGGCCATGCGGAACTGCCCCATCCGCCACGGCATGTCTGACGAGGTGGAGGACTGGATTTGAATGGCGAACTCCCGCCCGCGCAGGCGCGTCGACACTTTCTGGGTGGTGCCCGTCACGTCGAAAGGACCTTTGGTTGTGACCGTGCCGCCCGGATACTTACGTGCCTGCAACGAAATCTGAAGGGTGCCGCTGTAGGGCGTGTTGTTAGAAAGGTTGCCGAAGTCGGGAGTGAATTTGTTGGCGAACATGATGATGTTGCCATCGTTCGTATCGAAGTAGGCGCTTTCAAGATTGGCGGCCATGGCCGACGTATCGGCAGTGTAGCCATACTCTTGGTAGAAGAGGTCCGACGGCGTAGAGTTGATAGCCAGCGGATAGTTGAAGGTGCCACCGTCTTCCCATACCGTGCGGGCCAGGGTGCCGATAGTCCAGTGTTCTTCAGACGTATTGTAAATTACGTAGCGGTCGTTCTCGCCATTGGGCGAATTGACGGACGGATAGAACCAGATGATTTCGTCGAACGTAGAGTTGACGCCCGCGTAGACTTTGTCTATGTTGTTCTGGTCTAGGTTGTCATAGATGAAGCGCAGCACCGTGCAGGCAAGCGGCTGTACGCGCCCATTGTATTTGTAGAACTGGCCGTTGTTTGACATCCAGTAGAGGGTACCCCGGTATTCGATGGAGGCGTTACGGGCAATCACGCCACATTGTTCGCCTGCTGCCACGAAGCCGAAGACGTCGTTGCCGCCAATGTAGGATTGGATGTACAGGTCCGAGTCGGTCAGGATCGCGGTCTTGTCGCTGACGCGGTTGACGGCGCGGATTTCGGAACCACGGCTAGGCAGCGGATAGTCGCCCGCATTGTTGATGCCTGAAGGCGTCCAGTCCGTGAAGTCTTCTTGGCTGCACCACCTAATCAGGAGCGGATCGTAGTTGCCGCTGACGTCGTGGGTTCCGTACAGAAGAACGTGCCGGGCTTCGGAAGCTACGCGCACGATCTGGTTTACGGAGGGCGCTGCCGTAACGATGGTCATTGGGAACGTGATGCCCGCGCTGGTATTCCAGTACATGAGCGGACCCTTAGACGGAACTGCCAGAAGGTCGGTGCCCCACAAATCGGCGGACCACATACGAAGCGGCAAGCTTACCGTGCCTTGGCTTTGGCTCCATCCGAAGTTGCCGCCCCACACACCCGTTCCCCAACCTGTTTGCTGAGTGATGTTTTGGGTGCCAGCGTTGTAGCATAGGCCAATCGTGATGGCGCCACCCGTAGCTACCGAGGTTGCCGCCGCCGTCGTGCCCGTGTCAATAGCAAAGCTGTTTTCAGATATGATGCTGACGGCAAACATGGCGGACACGGAAGAGATAGGATTGATAATGATGTTGCCACCAATAGTTGCCGCCGCCGAAACAATTTCAACTAGGGTGCCGTTCGTTAAGCCGTGTCCCGAAACGGAGACGACTACGTTAGTGGAGCCAGCCGTCGTCGAGAGGATGTTGGAGGAAGCAACAGTTGACACGCGGGGCGTAATGTTGTAGAACGTAGAAAGCTCGCTGGAAAAGGCGCCCTGATGCGTAGCAATAAACGCGGCTGCCTGCCCAAGGCGATTGCGTAACGTGTCTATGAGGCGGGGGACGCCTGAGATTTTGTCGTTCTGTGAGGGGTCGATGACGCGCTGCCAGCCGCCCATAAGTTCGGGGCGCCCGAAGCGGAAACGAATTTTGTCGGCGTCGACCCAGTGACCGGATGCGTCCAGTTCGGTGTTTTCTTTAATGACACCGACTTTGAAATTCAATTCTGTAAGGCGCTGGTCTTGGAGCGAAGCCGACATGTTATTCCGTGATGCGGATGTTCAAGGCGTTGATAACACTGACCAAAGCAGAAACGGCGTTCACCTGGGCTTGGATAGCCGACGCCTGTGCCGACACGGCGCTGACACGAACTTCCAATGCCGACACCACATTGTTAGCGGAAGTAAGGGCAGCAGAGACGGTATTTATCTGGACCTTAGTGGCGCTAACTTCTGAAGAGACTGCGGCCAACTGGACGTTCAAGGCAGAGACGGAAGCTGAGACGTTGGCTACGCGAGTTTCAAGGGTAGAGACATTGGAAGATAGGCTGCCAAGAAGACCGACGCAGGTAGCGGTGGTGCAGACAATGATTTCATTGCCAGTTGCTGGAAGGACAGCGCCCGTGCCAGAAGCGTTCTTGAAGGTGATGTCGTAGGCGCCCGTGGTCTGACGCACCACTGCGTAGGTTTTGGACTGGGTGGGCACGATGACATTGACGTTGCCGACTAGGGTGCCTTGCAGAACGAGAATGCCCGAGCGCGCTTGGTCGGCGGCGGCGTTGGCCGTGGTTAGGCTGACATTCCCTGACGTAAGCGTAAGGGTGGACTGGCCTGCGATTGCGGCGGCAATCAGGTCTAGGTTGTTGTTGGTCTTGGTGCCCCAGGTGGTGGCGTTCTCGCCAGTCGCCTGAAGCTCAAGCCTTAAGAGTGGGTCGTATGTAGAGGGCATTACTTGCGCTCCTGAAGGATTTGTGTTACTTTATCGTCGATTCTATTTAACACAGTTGTGAGCTTATTTTCAAGGGCGCTGACCACCTCGCGTGTGGCGAAGTCTTTGTTGGCCTGCGCTACGTGTGTATGGTGTTGGTCGTGAAGCTTCTCGACTTTCTGTTCCATAGTCTTTAGTTCCTTGTGCAGATAGGCAGCGTAAGCTAGAGCTAACGGCAACAGAACGTCCGAGATGAGTTTCCACATAGCAGAAAGTTCCATGGCTTTATCCCGGTGAACTCATGGACGGATTCCATTGGATGGGCGTCACGAGTATGTAGTTGTTGTCTTCGGTCAACAGAAATTCGCCGTCTTCTTTGGCGAGGTAGGCGTCTAAGCTTTGCAGGCCGCGCCCGTCAGGAACCTTCTTGGATTCGTAGCGGGCGGGCGGCGGCTTGTTCTGCGGATGGCGCTTAAGATCATAGGCGCCGTCGAAGCAGGACGAACACACCACCAAGTTGGTGGACTCGCGGCGCATCTGCCGCCTGTAGTATTTCTGTCCGCACCTATCGCAAAGGGACCATACATCCATACGCATGATTAGGAACCATAGTTAGTTTGGTCTGGCCGGGCATCCGGCACTTGCTTAAGTTCCCGGCGCGGCTTGGCCGAATAGTTCTGCGGGTGGCTTTTCTTATCGAAGCGTCCATCGTAGCATGACATGCAGACGACGAAGTTAGTAGTTTCCTTGCGTAGGTCCCGGCGCTTATAGTCGAATCCGCAACGGTCGCAGACCGACCACATGTCCAAGACTGACATTATGGCTGCCCCGCCAGCGTGTTTTCAGGTGAACCCTGATTGCGATTGGAGGAGTCGGAACGCCGGGCGCGGGTGTATTCGATGTTCAGGACCGCTAGTTCTTCGTCGGCCAAGCCCTTCCAGACGGTGATGGCATTGGCGTTCTTGGTCCAGGCGTTGGCATACATCATAGCGGCAGCAAAGAAAGCCGAGTCCGCCCGCTCCGAAAAGTAATTGGTTGGGTTAGCGGAGCTAAGGATAGTAACTTGGGGAATGTATTCGACAAGGGCAGTGGCGTTGGACGGGGGCGTAGGCGCCAAGAAGATGGTGGCGTTGTCCTTGGGCGCGTAGTATTTGGTGGGCGCGCATGACGTGTAGTCAGGCCAGTAGGCTGTAAGGAATTCGTTGTTCTGCTCCAGCAGTGTAGTCCAGCCGCCCGTCGCACAGACTTGGATGGACTTCAGCACTAGCAAGTCGGCAGGCAGCGACAGGGTGCGGGTCGAGGCGCTGACAGATATTTCGGTGAAGCGGAACGTGTTGATGGGGTCTAGGCGGCGCTGAAGGTAGCCTTGGGCGCGCTCGACAATCGCGGGCAGGGCAGAGATGAACTCAGCCGAGTCTTCTTCCATATTGGCTTGGATGTCGGCTATCAGTGTGCTATAGGTGTATCCCATTACCGCCTCCCGATCCTAACCAAGAAGGGGCCGCGCTCGCGGTCTTCACGCATGGCTGCTTTCAGTTGAGCTTCGTACTCGGCCTTCAGAAGGGCAAGGCGGTTCTGGTCTACGCGGGCGCCGCGCCGCAAGCCGATCCAGTAGGCAAGGCCGAAGGTGACGGCGGGCAGGAAGCGCCGGGGCACGTCAATGTTGTCGAAGGCCCGGAGCGTATCTTCGGCGTTCTTCTGGATTGTCAGTACAATGGTGTAGGATTGGTCGGGCAGCGGCCACAAGTTCAGGATGTTGGAATTGCGTCGCCGATCCCACCAGTAGCGCGTGGGGCGCCCGGTCTGGGACTTGGTGGGGATTTCCGCCCAACGCTCGTAGCCGTCGCGGTCCATCAGAATGTCGGTGGCGCTGGTGCGGGTGCTGGCAGAAAGCACGTCGGAAATGCTGGGGCCGAAAGTTACGGTGCCCTCGGAAGTTGTGACGGGCACGGTCGTGGTTTCGATTTTATGCAGAAGGACGTTCTGGTTCTGGATCGACGTCAGCATATAGTCGAGGCCGCGCCGGGCGCTGATCAGTTCGTCAGCAAGAATGGGACCGCCGCCAACCATGGCAGCAGCGTCCTGAAGTATGTCGTCGAAGGTGGGGTCGAAGGAGGCTACGCCGCTGGTTGCCATTGGCGCGACTCCTCAGACGACTCCGTAAATGGTTACAAGCGGGCCACCGCCAGCGTAGGAAGTGCGGACGTAGGGAACGTCGAAGATTACCAGCACAATGGTCGTGGTGACTGCGGCAGTGACTTCAGCGAACGGAATCCACGGACCAGTTTCGAAGGGCGCGGCTTCCAAGAAAATGGAAGGGCCTGCGGCGGCGCTCTTCTGCACCCAGAAAGCACGGGCGGGCGAACCGTCGAAGCGGTAGTCAAGGTCAATAGGGTCGCTGGTCGTAGCAGCGGATGTGCTGACTTGGAAGGGAACGACGCGGATAGTTTTAATGCCGGGCATGGGAAGCTCCTAAAGCAAGTAAGGCAGACCCCGCCCGAAGGAGGAGCCTGCCAAACTTGTTAGCCGATCACAACGTGGACAATGACGGAACCCGCCGCCACAGTCGAAGTAGCAATAGACACGATGGCCTGGACCGTGGTATCCGCCGTCAGCACAATGCTGTTGGTGGAGACTTGGGCAGCAGAACCAGCGTAAGCGCGGCGGCCTGCCGTATTCACAGACGTAGCTGCGAACAGGGTAGCAGGGTTGGCCGAAGTGCCGACGGTAATCTTGGTGTCAAGGTTATCGTAGGCGGTCGTGATGTCAAGAACGCATTCGTAGAAGTTGGAGCCTGCCGGAGCCACGAACAACGGGATGGTGGTCGCACCAACCGCCGTGCCTGACTTGGCAGTGTTTACGACTACAGAAAAGCGCCCCGGCACACGGGCAGTTGTCTGATCGACTGGATTGCCGGAAGCGGGTTCGCGGTTGTCGATGTTGACAGGGAAAGCAAAGTTAGTCATCTGATTCTCCTTAAGGATGAGGGAATGGGGGCCGAAGCCCCCAAACCATTAGGTTGAACCAGAGGAGCCGTACCACTGAC